CAGGGGTAGGCTATATGTACGACCCTGTGCGAGATGCTTTTTATGCACCTCAACCTTACCCAAGCTGGACTCTTAATGAGGACACTTGCTATTGGGAGCCTCCAGTGCCTAGACCTGAAGGTATGGATTGGCATTGGAAAGAAGACACTACAGAGTGGGTAGACTATGTTTATTTTAATCCTGATAACAAACAACCTCATCCAAGTTGGACTTGGGACACGACAAATGGAGGATGGTATCCACCTACAATTAATTAATAGAATATGGCAACGACAAAAATAATTACCGAAGTAACCGACTTAAATGCTGCTAGTTCTACCAATGGATTAAAGATGCCTACTGGAACTGCTTACTCAGGAACGCCTACCGATGGTATGGTTCGTAATAATACTACCGGAAGCTCACAGGGTTCTGCTAGTACCATGCAACACTACAACGGAACAGAGTGGAAGGACTATGAAAATTCACCTCCCCCTGGTTATTTAGTTGAGTACTTAGTTGTCGCTGGAGGTGGTAGTGGTGCTGCAACCTCCGGAGGGGGTGGAGGAGCAGGTGGTTTGCGCACTTCCTACGGCAGTACTTCTGGAGGAGGTTCTCCCGCTGAAAGTTCATTGACATTAACTCCAGGCACTTCTTATACAATTACAATAGGTGCAGGTGGAACTACTCCTCCATCGGGAGGAAGTAGCGGAACTAAAGGCACTAATTCTTTGTTTGCTTCTATTGAATCTATCAGTGGTGGTGCAGGGGAATATTTTTTAACGCCACCTAATGCTCTTATGGATGGTGGTTCTGGAGGTGGTGGAAATTACAATCACGCAGGAGGTCTTGGAACATCAGGACAAGGATATAATGGAGGATTAGGCACAGGTTCTCCAGGGTATAACGGAGCAGGCGGTGGCGGCGCAAACCAAGTTGGAGGAACGTCTACAGGAACTAATGGAGGCAACGGAGGTAATGGGCTTGCGGTTTCCATAACAGGAACATCTACTTATTACGCAGGAGGCGGTGCTGGTGGATGGGATTCCCAAAGTGCAAGTGGAACATCAGGAACAGGTGGATTAGGTGGTGGAGGTAATGGAGCATTTAATAGTTCGCCTAACTACTCTTTAGTTAATGGAGATAATAATACTGGCGGTGGTGGCGGCGGAGGTTTTTACCAGCCACATACAAGAGGTGGTAACGGTGGTTCAGGTGTTGTAATACTTCGTATGCCAACAGCTAATTATAGTGACACAACTACAGGTTCTCCTGACGTAGACAATACAACAGTAACTGGAACAACAATTTTAACTTATACCGGAAGCGGAACTTATACAGCATAGACATGGCGCATTTTGCAAAACTTGACGATAAAAATTTTGTTACACAGGTAGTGGTTGTAAACAACGTAGTTCTTTATGATTCTCAGGGTAATGAGAGTGAACAATTAGGTATTGATTTTTGTAAGAGTTTATACGGTATAGATACTAATTGGATACAAACTTCTTATAATGGAAATTTTAGAAAACAATATGCAGGTCTTGGGTATTTTTATCATAAAAAACTTGATATTTTTGTTGCACCACAACCTTTTCAATCTTGGTCTATAGATGAGAATTTTGACTGGCAAGCTCCTACACCTTATCCGGCAGATGGTAAGTTATATGAATGGGATGAAGAGGCATTAACTTGGGATGAAATAATAATAGAATAAATGGCAATTACAAAAATAAATACACCCGAACTGTTTGACTTAGGTACTACTAATAGTTCTTTGCGATTGCCTAGTGGCGATACAGCATCACGCCCTTCTAATCCGAATAGAGGTGAGTGGAGATACAATACTGATGACAATTATGTTGAGTATTGGGATGGCAATGCGTGGTTTCAAATAGACTATGAAACGGTAGCTCCGACCTGTACTACAAATACTATAAACTATCCTACTGCGATTACAGCATACTATAAGATGGAAGATGCTACTGACCAGACTGGAAACTATAACGGTACAGCCACAAACGTTAACTTTAACGTAGCAGGTAAGTTTGGTAATGCAGGGGAGTTTAATGGGAGTAGCAGTTTTGTGGCATTACCATTTTTTAATTTTGTATCTGGTTCTTCAGCTAATTTTACAGCTTCTTTATGGTTCAACGTAACAGATATGAGTGGAGGTAATAACTTAATACAATTATCAGGCAGCTCAGCTACTAACAGTAGTTTTAATGTGCAACTTTTACCAAACGGAACACTTAGAATTGATAGTTATGGTGCTGCATACGCTTTTTCAGGATTACCAACTGTATCTACAAATAACTGGTATAATTTAGTATTAGTAAACGCAGGGGGGACTTGCACTCCTTACTTAAATGGTTCGGCAGGTAACGTATTAACACACAACATAAGTTTTTCAGGTAGCTATAGTAATTTAGGGGCAAGATATGTTTTGGGTAGTTTATATACCCCTGATATAACAACTGGTAAAATAGACCAAGTAAGAATATTCCCTTCAGCATTAACATCTGACCAGGTTACACAGCTTTACAATGAAGTACAATGTGCTCCTACTATTGTACCTGCAGATAATTTTACTGCTATAACATATACTGGTAATAGCGGTACTCAATCTACAAACTCTTTATTAAATCAAGTAGGTTCGGTAGATTTTCAACCTGATTTGGTTTGGTTGAAATCAAGAAGTGCTGCTTATAGTCATAGATTATTTGATTCAGTAAGAGGTGCTACTAAAAGATTGATTAGTAATTCTACAAGTGAAGAAACAACAGAAACTACAGAATTAACTTCATTTGATACAAATGGTTTTACAGTAGGTAATAATATAGGTGTTAATGAAAACACGCAAACCTACGTCGCTTGGTGTTGGAAAGCAGTAGACACCACAACAAATATACCAGCAAGTGGTAGTCAAGTAGCTGCAGATGTAAGGGCAAATACTGATGCAGGATTTAGTATTGTAAAATATACTTTTTCATCCCCATCAACGTCTCAAACTGTTCCTCACGGATTATCTTCTGCACCTGAAATGATTATCACTAAATGCACAAGCACTACAGGTGCTTGGTATACTTATCATAAAGACGTAGGTACAGGTAAATATTTGGTTTTAGATAGTACCGCTGCAGCAGCCACTTATGCTAATGGTTTTTCAACTGTTGACGCAACTGCTTGGCAGCAATATTTTCGTTCAGATGCACAATCTCACGTGGCTTATTGCTTCCATTCAGTAGATGGAATGTCTAAAATAGGTTCTTACGTTGGAACAGGAGCAGCAGGTAATACTATTGTTACAGGGTTTAGACCAGCTTTTGTGATGATAAAAGCATCAAGTGCTACAACTTACGGACATTGGATAATGTTTGATAATAGAAGAGATAGTGGCTCTGGATTTAATCCACTTTATGCAGATTTAAGTAATGCAGAAGGAGGTGGTTCTGGTAGTGATGTTGATTTTAATTCTAATGGTTTTACATTAAATCTTTCACCATTTTCAACTTTTAATGGTAACGGTGTTTCCTACATCTTTTTAGCAATAGCAGAAGAAGTATTTGTAGCTGATAATTTCTTTAATGACGATTCAACTGTAGCTACATACAAACTAGATGGGGATGCAGGAGATGATTCAGGTAATGGATATAATGGTGTTGCTACTAATGTAACTTATGCAGCAGGTAAATTTGATGAAGCTGCGGTGTTTAATGGGATTAATAGTTATGTTAAATTAAATTCTTTAACAACAAATAATACTTCAGATTATACTTTTTCTTTTTGGTGTAGGAATGTGGTCGCTCCTTCTTCTGGTTATAGTTTGTTTATTACGTCTACTGTTAATGATTACATTTATCTTGCGGTAAACCCATCGGGTCAGCTTATATATTATTTTGATAATTACTTAGACCCAGTATATCCAAGATATGCCCCTGTTCTTACAACAACAGGTGTTGATTTAAGTACTTCTGAATGGAAACACGTGGTTTTTAGAATAGAAATGTCTACTGGAGTTAAAATATACGTTAATAATATAGAAGTATTAAATTATGCACAGCCTTCAACATTAAGAAGAAGTGTGTCTGAAGGAACTTCTGCAGTAATTGGAGCTGCAGGACCACTAACAAGTGCTTTTTTAAACGGTGAAATAGACCAAGTAAGAATCTTTGATAGAGCATTAGACTCAGGAGAAGTTGAACAATTATACAACGAATAAACGTGGAAAATTTGAGAATATTCTTACTAAACGGAGCGGCTTTAATGCTAAGTAGTGTTAGCGCAATCAACCCTTACCTACAAACAGCTTCGCTCTGCTTAGCAATTATATATACTGTTATAAATATTTACAAAAGATTAAGTGATTAAATTGCAATACGTTCAGAATAATAGTTTATTAATAGACATTAATATAATATACGAAATAGTAGAAAATGAAAATAAGCGAACACGTAAGTTATAATGAAGCTATTTATTCAGACACAGCTTTAAGATTAAATATAAAAAATGAGCCTAACGATTATCAAATTTCTAATATGGTTGGTATCGCTAATCATGTTTTCGAGCCTCTTAGAGAATATGTTGGCGGCCCAATAAAAATAACGTCAATGTTCAGAAATGAAATTTTGAACCGAGCTATTGGGGGAGCAAAACGCTCGCAGCACATGGAAGGTCGTGCAATGGATTTAGACGATACTTTTGGACATAAAACCAATGCGGAAATGTATAAATTTATAAAAGAAAATCTAAACTTTGACCAACTTGTTTGGGAATTTGGTACTGACGAAAACCCTGATTGGATACACGTTTCTTATGTTTCTGATGAAGAAAACCGCAATAGATGCCTTAAAGCTGAAAGGGTAAACGGTAAAACAGTTTACAGCATTATATAGTAAGATGTTAAAACTATTATTCGTAATTTGCATATTGCTACCAACATTAAGCAAGATTGATACAGTAGATTTATGTTTAACAGAGTTTGTAAAAACTAATACAGCAGGAACAACGTTATGCCTGAAGGAAAAAAGAAATTTAGAGACACACAAGTTGGTCAGTTTTTATTAAGTAAGATACCTAATGTTGTAGCAAAGATTGCTGATGATACTGTTGTTGGCAATATTATAGAGGCTATTATAGGTGGTTCTGAAATGAGTGCTGGCGATAAAGCAGTAGCTTTAGAAAAACTTCGTATAGAAAGAGCAGAGATAGATGGTGTTACAAAACGTTGGGTCGCTGACAGCAAATCGCAAAGTTGGTTAGCAAGGAATGTTAGACCACTTACTTTAGCCACTCTTACAATTGCATATATAGCTGGATGGTTTTTAGGATTAGACACTTCAGATACTTCGGGTTTACTTACTTGGGTATTATGTGGATATTTTGGGGCGAGGACGGCAGATAAAATTGGTGTAAACTTTAAGAAATAATGGCACAAAAACAAACCTCCGTAAGTTACATAAAGCCTAAAGTTAGAAGGCCTGGGGTTCATTCAAAAACAAAGCAAAGCTCTGTCAAAGAAAGTAAGAACTATAAAAAAGCTTACAGGGGGCAGGGGAGATAATTTAAAATTCAATATAATGGATATTAGAAAAATATCAATTGGACCTGATTATAAATCTGGAGCTATGCACTATATAGTGGGTCAAGAAGTGTTAGATGGGAAATATTCTATTCATTTAATCAAACAAACAGAAGAAAACAATTCTATAAAAATATGGATTGAAAAAGAAGATGAAATATTTCTTTGGAAAGAATTTAACTCTTCAATGCCAACTTCTATTGAGTATAATATAAACATCTGATATATGGACAAAGAGCAATTATTAAGCAGGCTAAATGAGCTAGTAAAGAAAAAAAAGACAATAACAGATTTTATTGAGTCTTTAGAGGTTCAAGATGAAATCCATAACATAGAAATGCAGTTAAACAATGTAAAACCTAGCGACTCTTATATGGAGTGCGAGGGATGCGGCTCATGAAGTCTCCTTTTTATTTTATAGCAAAACCCTTAGAGGGCAAGAGGTATAACAATTCTAAAAACATAGAGGGATTAGATTTAATAACCAGCACTTCGGAGGAAAATCACATGGCTTCTAATAGAGAGGCTATTGTTGTTTCAACTCCCATTGGATATAAGGGAGAAATAAAGCCTGGAGATAGGATGCTTGTTCACCACAATGTTTTTAAGTTTTACAACGACATGAAGGGACATCAAAGAAGCGGCAAGAGTTTTTTTAAAGATGATTTATTCTTTATTGATAATGAGCAGTTTTTTATGTATAAGAATGAAAATGGATGGAACTGTCATGATAGATATTGCTTTGTAGAGCCTGTGAAAAAACAAGATTCTTTTTTATTTAAAAACTTTAAAGAAGAACCTTTGATTGGGCGTATTAAATATGTAAATAAATATTTATTGGATAAAGGAATTAAAAGCGGAGATATGATTGCTTTTAAACCTGAGAGTGAATACGAATTTAATGTAGATGGCGAGAAGCTATATAGGATGTACGACCATCAAATAACTATTGCATTATGACGTCTGAAGAATTAAAAATAAAAATCATTGAGTCCGGAAGAAAAGCCGTAGAGCAATTGATAAAGGTTGCTAAAGAAGATATTATAAAAACTGATATGCTCGATGATAACTTGGCTGCTGATAGGTTGAAGAACGCTGCTGCCACCAAAAAGTTAGCTATATTTGATGCGTTTGATATTTTAAATAAAATAGATTTAGAAGAAGAAAATATAAGAATATCAAATAATTCATCACATAAAACAGACACCAAACAAGGTTTTGCGGAAAGAAGGTCAAAATAGTATATATAGGGTAGCGGATAATTATATTCCAAAAACCATTTTGTCAAAGAATAATAAGGCAAAAAAATGGAGGTATGGTTATAACGAAAAATATGATGTTATTATCATATCTCGAACAGGACAAGTTGGTGAGGTCGTGGAGATTTCAGGGCTACACATAGCCCTCCCTTTGAGGCCTAACACTATGCAAAAAAGGGCTAAAAATTCTTCTGAGCAATATTGGGAAAGGAAAGAGCTACCTAAAGAGCTATCTAAAATATACTCTATATTTCAATGGAATGATATGTCCTCAATTTTTAAAGACAAATGGGTTGATTATATAGAGGATGAATTTGATAAAAGAGAATTAGGGCATTGGTTTATGAATAATGGCGTTCCTACATATATAACGGGAAGCCACTATATGTATTTGCAGTGGTCTAGTATTGATGTTGGTTTCCCAGATTTTAGAGAAGCTAATAGAATATTCTTTATTTTTTGGGAAGCTTGCAAGGCTGATGACAGATGTTTTGGAATGACTTATTTAAAGATAAGACGTTCTGGATTTTCTTTTATGGGTTCTTCGGAGTGTGTCAACACCGGGACACTTGCGAAAGATGCCCGAGTTGGAATATTGTCAAAAACAGGTGGGGATGCCAAAAAAATGTTTACAGATAAAGTCGTTCCAATAGCAAATAGATTGCCTTTCTTTTTTAAGCCAATACAAGACGGTATGGACAGGCCTAAAACCGAACTTGCTTTTAGAATACCGGCATCTAAGATTACTAAAAAAAATATGTATGATTCTATAAACGAAGAATTACTAGGTCTTGACACCACTATTGACTGGAAGAATACAGATGACAACTCTTATGATGGAGAAAAGCTTTTGTTGCTCGTGCATGATGAAAGCGGTAAGTGGATAAAACCAAATAATATTTTAAATAACTGGAGGGTGACTAAAACTTGTTTAAGACTAGGGAGTAGGATTATCGGAAAATGTATGATGGGCTCTACTTCTAACGCTTTAGACAAAGGGGGTGAGAATTTTAAAAAACTTTTTAATGATTCTAAAATTTCTACAAGAAATTCTAATGGTCAGACAAAAAGTGGACTATATAGCTTGTTTATTCCTATGGAGTGGAATATGGAGGGCTTTATTGATTTATACGGGCATCCTGTATTTAGAACTCCTAGTGAGAAAACAAGGGAAATATCTGGTGGATATGTAAGACAGGGCGCTATTGATTATTGGGAAGCAGAGGTGGATTCATTGAAATCTGATGCAGATGCTCTCAATGAGTTTTATAGACAGTTTCCTAGAACGGAATCTCACGCTTTTAGAGACGAGAGTAAACAATCAATATTTAACCTGACTAAAATTTATCAGCAAATAGACTACAACGACTCTTTGATAATGGACCATCATTTAAGTCGTGGTAATTTTAGATGGGAGAACGGAATAAAAGACACTAAAGTAATATTCAGTCCAGACAAAAAAGGAAGATTTTTAATAAGCTGGTTTCCCTCTAAGCCTTTACAGAATAGAGTGATTGAAAGGAACGGCCTTAAATATCCAGGAAACGAACACATGGGTGCATTTGGCTGTGATTCTTATGATATATCCGGAACTGTAGGGGGTGGGGGCTCGAACGGAGCTTTGCACGGACTAACTACGTTTAGCATGGAGGAGAGTCCTGCCAATGAGTTTTTCTTGCAATATGTCGCAAGGCCTCAAACGGCAGAGATATTTTTTGAAGAAGTTTTAATGGCTATTGTTTTTTATGGTATGCCAATACTTGTCGAAAACAACAAGCCAAGACTTTTATATCACTTGAAGAACAGGGGGTATCGTGGATATTCAATGAATAGGCCTGATAAACATATTTCCAAGTTATCAAAGACGGAAAAAGAATTGGGAGGAATACCTAATAGTTCGGAGGATATAAAGCAAGCTCACGCATCTGCAATAGAGTCTTATATTGAGAAGAATATTGGGATTGATTTTGAGGGTAAATATAGAAGTAGAGATGATATGGGTTCTATGTTATTTAATAGAACCTTAGAGGATTGGGCTAAGTTTGATATTAGTAATAGAACTAAGTTTGATGCTAGTATTAGTTCGGGTTTAGCGATTATGGCAACTCAAAGGCACTTGTATTTGCCAGAGAAAAAACAATCGAAAATAAACCTTAACTTTGCAAGATATACAAATAGCGGAACATTAAGTGAATTAATTAGATAGATGAGAGATGTTAAAATAGACATTGCATCTGCTGGCTTTCCAAGTCAATTTGTTTCTGACTCTGAAAAGGCCACTTATGAATTTGGTCTACAGATAGGACAGGCGATTCAATACGAGTGGTTTAAAAAAGACGGGAATCAATGCAGATATTATAATCAATGGAGAGACTTCCATAAATTACGATTATATGCTAGAGGTGAACAATCAGTAGCAAAGTACAAAAACGAATTATCTGTAGATGGAGATTTGTCATATCTTAATTTAGATTGGACACCAGTTCCTATTTTGCCGAAATTTGTAGATGTAGTTGTTAATGGTATGCAGGACCGAGAGTTTAAGGTTAAGGCTTATGCTCAAGACGCATTATCTCAATCTAAGAGAAGTAAATATCAGGACATGATAGAGGGCCAAATGGCTGCTAAAGATATTCTATCTGACATACAAGAGCAGACCGGTATTAATCCTTTTGTTATGGACCCTGAAGAACTTCCTTCTTCAGACGAGGAATTATCCTTGTACATGAATCTTAATTATAAACCAGCAATTGAAATAGCAGAGGAAGAAGCTATTGACACGATGTTTTCTGAAAATCATTATGATGATATTCGTAAGCAGCTTGATTATGACAGTACTGTAATTGGCATGAGTGTAGCTAAGCACGAGTTCCTTCCCGGTTCTGGAGTTAAAATATCTTATGTTGACCCGGCTAACGTGGTTTACAGTTACACCGAAGACCCTCATTTTAAAGATTGTTTTTATTGGGGTGAAATTAAGACACTTCCGATTACAGAGCTTTTTAAGATAGACCAGTCGTTGACCAACGAAGATTTAGATGAAATATCTAAATATAGTCAAAGCTGGTTTGATTATTATAATGTTGCTCAATTCTATGAGAATGATATTTTTTACAGAGACACTTGTACATTAATGTATTTTAACTACAAGACAAGTAAAAAAATAGTATATAAGAAAAAGATTCTTGAAGGTGGAGCTTCTAAGTTAATTGAAAAGGATGACACGTTTAATCCACCACAAGAAATGATGGATGAAGGTAGATTTGAAAAGATTGAAAAAACTATTGACGTTTGGTATAGTGGCGTGATGGTTATGGGTACTAATATTATCTTGAAGTGGGAGCTTGAAGAAAATATGGTTCGTCCTAAATCATCTTCACAACACGCTATTCCTAACTATGTGGCGGTAGCTCCAAGAATGTACAAAGGCGTTATTGAGTCTTTAGTCAGAAGAATGATTCCTTTTGCTGATTTGATTCAAATCACTCATTTAAAACTACAGCAAGTAATTGCTAGGACTGTTCCCGATGGAGTATATATTGATGCGGATGGCTTGAATGAGGTTGACTTAGGTAACGGAGCTGCTTATGACCCATCAGACGCTTTAAGGCTTTACTTCCAAACGGGTAGTGTTGTAGGTAGAAGCTATAATCAAGACGGGGAATACAATCAAGGCAAAGTTCCTATACAGCAGCTCACAAGCAATTCAGGCGCTTCTAAGACACAAATGCTCATAGCTAACTATAATCATTACTTAGATATGATTCGCTCTGTAACAGGCTTAAATGAAGCGAGGGACGGTTCTACGCCATCTCCAGATGCTTTGGTTGGCGTTCAGAAGCTTGCTGCATTAAATTCGAATACAGCGACTCGACACATATTAGAGGGTAGTCTTTATATCTACAGAACATTAGCCGAAGCTTTGACTTATAGGATTGCAGATATATTAGAGTATTCTGATTTTAAAGATGACTTTATTAATAAGATTGGAAAATACAACGTCAGCATATTAAATGAAATATCTGACTTGTATATTTATGATTTTGGGGTATTTATAGAGCTTTCTCCGGATGAGGAACAAAAAGCAATGCTTGAGCAAAACATTCAAATGGCTTTGTCCAAAGGCGATATTAACCTTGAAGATGCGATTGATATTAGGGAGATTAAAAATCTCAAATTAGCAAATCAATTATTGAAGGTAAAAAGAATATCTAAACAAGATAGGGATGAGAAAATGAAAATGCAACAGCAGGCTATGGTTTCCCAGCAACAGTTAAAGTCTCAGGAAATGGCGGCGCAAGTAGCATTGCAAAAAATAGAATTAGAGACTCAATCTAAAATGAAGATTAAACAAGCTGAGGTTGCTTTTGAAATAGAAAAGAATAAAATGGAAGCGCAGCTTAAATCTCAACTTATGCAGCAAGAGTTTAGTTATAACTTGCAATTAAGGGGCTTGGATGAAAATGCTTTATCTCAAAGAGAACAGCAAAAAGAAAAAGCAAAAAGCAGTCGTATTAGTCAGCAAAATACTGAACAGTCTAAATTAATTACACAACGTAAGAATAATTTACCGCCTCAGAATTTCGAGTCTAACGAGGATAGTCTGGACGGTTTTGATTTATCAGAATTTGAGCCTAGATAATACGCTAAATAGAGCGTTTAAAAAATAACTAATTTTGTAACTTAAATTATATCAAATGGAATTAAAGGTGAGAGCGCTAGAAGCGCCAGAACAAAAGTCTGTTCAAGAAGTAGAACAAGAGCTTCTTGAAAAGCATGAAGAAAAGTTTGAAGATTCTACCAAAGAGGTAATAACAGATGCTTTAGATGAAAATGTTCAGCAAGATGTTGAAGAATCAGAAAAAAAAGAAGACTTAGAGTTAAATGAGTCTGACGTTCTTTCATATATTGGAAAACGCTATGGTAAGCAGATTAATTCTTTTGATGAATTAATTTCAGAACGTGAATCGGCAGAGGAAATGCCGGAGGATGTTGCTGCTTACTTTAAGTACAAAAAAGAAACTGGACGTGGTATTGAAGACTATGTTAAATTGCAAAGAGACTTCGACTCTATGAATCCAGATAATTTGCTAAGAGAGTATTTACTAGCTACCGAAGAAGGTTTAGACCCTGAAGATATTGATTCTATTATGGATGAATATTCTTACGATGAAGACCTTGACGATGAGGCGGTAATCAAAAAAACTAAATTAGCAAAAAAGAAAACTATTGCTAAGGCGAAGAAGTTTTTTAATGAGCAAAAGGAATTATATAAACAACCTCTTGAGTCAAGAGTAGTTGGTGATTCCAATGCAGAAGAACTAGTAGCTTATAAGCAGTATTTAGAATCGGCTAAAACCCAGCAGGAAGAAGGCGAAAGAAAACGGAGTTGGTTTATTAAAAAAACAGACGAAGTGTTCAATGATGATTTCAAAGGTTTTGATTTCAATTTAGATGATAAAAAAATCACTTTCTCCCCTAATGATTCTCAGAGTTTAAAGAAGGCTCAAGAAACTCCAATGAACTTTATAAACAAGTATTTGGATGAAGACGGTTTAATTAATGACGCTGTAGGTTATCATAAGGCTTTAGCAATCGCAATGAACCCAGACAAATTTGCCAAGTTCTTTTATGAGCAAGGTAAATCCGAAGCAACAGAAGATGTTATGCGCAAAACCAAAAATATAAATATGACGGAGCGCAAAGCAACAGAAACCACAAGTCGGGGCGATTTCAAAGTTAGGTCTGTAAACCCTGATTCGGGCAGAGGGCTAAAAATTAGAAGTATTAAAAAATCGTAAAACTTAAAAAAACAAAATTATGGCAGGAGCTGTTCAGGCAACCCCCGGGTTCGCCTTACAACCAAGTGCGGAGCAAGTCCCCTTGGCATCAAATTACATTACAAACTTTGATTTCTTAAATCAGTATCTACCCGATACATACGAAAAGGAGTTTGAGCGGTACGGAAACCGTACCGTAGCATCGTTTCTACGTTTAGTAGGAGCTGAAATGCCTTCTAATTCTGACCTTATTAAATGGGCAGAACAAGGAAGACTACACACTAAATACACTAACTGTTCTTCTAACGGAGCTCTTGCAGCAGACACTGCAACTATTACAGTTAATGATACACTAATTCCAGGAAGTGGAAGCATCGCTATTAGAGTAGGACAAACTATTGTTCTTTCTGACAATGCCGGCGCTGGACTTAACAAAGGTATTGTTACTGCCGTTGACACAGCAGCAGGTACTTTTGATGTTGCTTATTATGAAGCGGCTGGACAAATTGGTGGAGCTGGACTTACTTATACTGTATTCATTTATGGTTCTGAGTTCAAAAAAGGAACAGTTGGAATGAGCGGTTCTTTGGAGGCTGACGATGTTATCTTTGATAACTCTCCTATCATCATCAAGGACAAATACGCTGTAAGCGGTTCTGACATGGCGCAGATTGGATGGGTTGAAGTAACAACTGAAAATGGAGCTTCTGGATATTTATGGTATTTGAAATCTGAGCACGAAACACGCTTGCGTTTTGATGACTACCTAGAGACCGCGATGATTGAAGCTGTACCTGCTGAGGCTGGTTCAGGAGCTGTCGCTACTACAGGAGATGTAGGGAACAAAGGTTCTGAAGGTATCTTCTATGTTGTAGAAAATCGTGGAAACGTATGGGGCGGAGGAAATCCTGCTACACTTGCAGATTTTGACGCTATCATTTCTCGTTTAGATAAGCAAGGTTCTATTGAAGAAAACGTTCTTTTCGTTGATAGAGACTTTAGCTTTGATATTGACGATATGTTAGCCGCTCAAAACTCTTATGGAGCTGGTGGTACTTCTTATGGTCTTTTTGACAATGACAGTGAGATGGCGTTAAATCTTGGATTTACCGGATTCCGAAGAGGATATGACTTCTACAAGTCTGACTGGAAATATCTAAATGACCCAACTATGCGTGGTGGTCTACCTACTGGAGCTAACTCGGGACGTGTAAACGGACTATTAGTACCTGCTGGTTCTACTACTGTATATGACCAAATTTTAGGTAAAAATGCAAAACGTCCTTTCTTGCACGTTCGTTATCGTGCCTCTGAGACTGAAGACAGACGCTACAAAACTTGGATTACAGGTTCTGCTGGTGGTGCTGCAACTTCAAGCTTGGATGCTATGGAAGTTCATTTCTTGTCTGAGAGAGCTGTATGTACTTTAGGTGCAAACAACTTCTTCTTATTCCAAGAGTAGTATTTATTAAGGGAGGTTTAACCGCCTCCCTTTTTTTTTAAAATTTAATTAAATTATATATAATGAAACAGAGTAAAACATTTGTAGACAAGGTCTACAAGCTAACAAGGGATGCAGCTCCTTTATCTTTTATGCTGCCAGTAAGAAACACAAGAAGATTTCCTTTATTATGGTTTGACGAAGAAACAGGTGTCAACCGAGTTTTGCGTTATGCCAGAAACCAACGTAGTCCTTTTGAGGATGAGCAAGATGGAAATGCCATTATGGAGCCTATCATTTTTGAAGATGGTTTTTTAAGAGTTCCAAGAACTAATCCTGTATTACAACAGTTTTTATATTACCACCCCTTAAATGGTAAAAAATTCGTTGAAGTAAATGAGGAAAAAGATGCCCAAGAAATTGTTGAGCAATTAAATTTAGAGGTTGATGCTTTGATTGAAGCTAAATCTTTAACTATAGACCAATTAGAGTCGGTATCTAGGGTATTGCTTGGTAGAGACACCACTAAGGTAACTACCGCTGAATTAAAAAGGGACATATTGATATATGCCAAGAGAGAGCCACAGGCTTTTATGAATATGATTAACGACCCAATGTTGAGGTTGCAGTCTAATGTAAAATTATTCTTTGATAAGAATCTTCTTTCATTTAGAAACAAACAAAAAGAAGTGTGGTTTAATACAAGTTCTAATAAAACTAAAATGCTCACAGTTCCCTTTGGAGAAGACCCAGTTTTTATCGTATCTTCTTATTTGCAAAGTGATGATGGTCTCGAAACATTAAAAATGTTAGAGAAACTACTAAGAGAGTAATACTTAACTGATTGATAAACAGTTGTTAGCTTAGTTGCTACGGAAAAGGGGTCACAAAATGTGACCTCTTTTTTTTTGATTATCTTTGTATAAAAACAAACTGATGATAAATTCGGTTAGAAATACAGTTTTGGCGATACTCAATAAGAATAACTATGGATACATTTCTCCATCGGATTTCAACTTATTTGCTAAACAAGCTCAGTTAGATATTTTTGATGAATACTTTATTACTTACAATAACCAAATCAATAAAGAGAACGGCAGGGTTTCTGGAACAGGATATGCTGATGCAAAAAAAGGAACGGAAGAAGTTATAGATTATTTTTCAGAAACAAGTGCTTTGACTCAGAGTTCTAATAATGTTTATTTTTTACCATCCGAGATAACAACTGGATATGATTATTATTTAATAAACAAGGTTCTTTGTTATTCAGGAGGCTTATTAAAGGGAGAGGCTGAAAAGGTAACTCACAGTAAGATTACTATGCTAAACAATTCGTTATTGACTAAGCCGTCTCAAACATATCCTGCATACACTCAAGAAGCTGGATTACTTACGGTATATCCGGAAACTTTTAATGGTGTGTCAGACGTCAAAGCTCAATACATAAGATACCCAAAAGACCCTAAGTGGACGTATATTACAATATCTAATGGAGACCCTATATTCAATCAAAGCTTATCTGACTATCAAGATTTTGAATTACCAATAGAGGATGAAAATAATTTAGTTGCAAGGATTTTACAATACGCTGGAGTCTCTATAAGAGAGGGTGATGCGTATGCGTTTGGTAAAAATATAGAGCAACAAGAAAACCAAGAATCGTAATGGCATACTTATCTCAATACCAGTATTATGAAAACGGGGGTACAGCACCAACAAATCAAAATTGGGGTTCGTATCAATACGTTAGTTTAGAGGATATAGTTAATAATTTTCAATTAATGTATGCCGGCAATCATTCTTTGATTAACAATGAAGAAAGATATAAGATATTATTTCATGCTAAAAGAGCAATACAGGAATTAAACTATGATGCTTTTAAGGAAATTAAAGCATTGCAGCTTACTGTTTTTGATAATTTAACTTTTGTTCTTCCTAGTGATTATGTAAATTGGGTTAGGATTTCATTGTATAAGGATGGTTGGATTCGACCTTTAAATGAAAACATACAATTAAATTCAGCAAAAGCATATTTACAAGGAGCTGGAGGCACTTTAACATTTGATGTTGACGGCAATGTTATAACCACGGCATCTGAATTAGATACTGATAGAATTAATGGTAATCAAAAAAGTATCTACCTCAACAAAAACAATTCAGATGAACAGACTTCAGTCAACAGTGATGCTAATTGGTATGCTGAATATTCAATAGGGGCTAGATATGGTTTAAATACAGAGACGGCAAATGCAAATCCCACTTTTAGAATAGATAAAAAGGCTGGGGTTATAAACTTTGATTCTACAATGCTTAATGAATCCTGTATATTGGAGTATATTTCTGATGGTATGGAGGGGGGCAATGACTCGTTGATTACTGTCAACAAGTTGTTCGAGCAATATATTTATGCGGCAATAAAATATGAGCTATTAAATAGTAAATTTAATGTTCAAGAATATATAATTAGTAGAGCTAGAAAAGACAAATCAGCTTTACTTAGAAATGCTAAAATTAGATTAAGCAACATTCATCCAGGGAAACTCTTAATGAATTTAAGGGGAGATAATAAATGGATAAAATAAAATGACGAAAATTCAAAGAAATTTTATTAAAGGCCGCATGAATAAAAGCCTTGACGAAAGGCTTTTACCGGATGGCGAATATATTGATGCTCTTAATGTTAGGTTGGGTTCTACGGAAGCCTCTGAATATGGTTCTGTAGAAAATTCAAAGGGGAACACCCTATTGACTGTGCTACAGTATTTAGGTGGCATACAATTAAGCGTAAATGCTAGATGTATAGGAGCTTATGAGGACGGAGCAAATGAAACCATATATTGGTTTGTTCACGACCCGGCGTTTACTGTCGGAGATACCGGAAGACTAGACCTTATCGTTTCCTTTAATACAGTTACTACTGATTTAATTTATCACGTTGTAAGTATAAACGAAGGCAACAATATAAATACTACTTTAAATTTTAGTTTATCTAATTTAATAACCGGAGTTAATCTAGTTGATGATTTACTTTTTTTTACAGATAATTATAATCCTCCGAGGTTTATAAATGTAAAAAAGAATTATCCAAGTCCAGTAAATAATCTTGACGATTCTTATTTGTATGAGAGTTTATTAGTTGTTAAAAAACCACCCCTTCAATCTCCTTCTATTTTGCCTTTAAAAACAGATGGCGATGCTAATTTTTTAGAGGATAGGTTTTTATGTTTTGCATACAGATACCAATACGAGAATGGGGAGTATTCTGCTGTATCTCAATTTAGCGACCCTGCGTTCATTCCTAAAGGCTTTCAATTCAGTTCTGATAGTTATTTGAATGTTGGCATGGAAAACTCCGCTAATGCCGTTAAAATCACTTTTAATTCAGGCAGCTCGTTAGTAAAAGGTGTAGACCTTTTATATAAGGAATATGACGATGCTACAATTAAAGTCATTGAAAAGCTAGATAAAGAGAATATAGGTTATGCGGATGACACCGAATACACTTATGATTTCTATAATAAAAAAGTCTTTACGGTACTTCCGGAATATGAGATACTAAGAACTTACGACAATGTCCCTAGATTTGCGCAAGCGCAAACAGTCATGGGGAATCGGCTTATCTATGGTAATTACGTGGATGGTTATGACTTAGTTGATAGATTAAACAATCCTATAAAACTAGGGTTTAGTGCTTATCTTTTTCAAGAAACAATAGGCAATTCAACCTTAGACACCAGCACTGTAAATGGTGTATATGATTTTGGTGTTTCATCACAAACTATCGCTAATTCTATTATAAACATAGACCTTACTGGTAAAGAATTAAAAAGAGGGGCTTCTATCACTGTGGAATTTAGTTTTTTAGCTGTTTCTAGTGAAATAACTCCCCCCGGTTCAATTGGCCCGGATGAAAGTACTTCTTTAATAAACACAACCTTCACATATTTTATACCAACAACTTATAATTCTGTATATGAATTAGCTACAAGCTCTGATTTTATATCTAAAATCGGAACTGTTGCGAATATTCAAACGGTTGCAAACTCTTGTAATGGCACTACTTTAACAGATATTATAAACTGTTCAATACCTAATTTTTTAGGCACATCACCAGATGAATACTATAAGTATGCGAGTGGTATAACTGCTGCTTCAGAGCCAATATCTATATTTACTGATTTAGGTAGCGATATAATCGGACTTCAAATTCCTGCAATGCAATTTGTTGATGATGTGTTAGCTCCAACAATAAGTTATTATGAGTATTACGAAATAACAAGCACAAACGCTTTATATCAAGAAATAGCAAATCCATATAGTCTTCATAGCAATAGAGGGTATGAGATTGGAATGGTATATATGGATGACTTTAACAGGTCTTCAACTGCGTTAGTTGGCAGATATACAGAGAACACAGTTAGCGTTCCTTGTTCTGCATCTCGATTTAAAAATTCAATCAGGGTAGATATACCCTCAACTCAACTAGCCCCCTCTTGGGCTACTAGGTATAAGTTTGTAATTAAGCCAGACTTGGTAGATTACGAGACTATTTATAGTAATATATTTTTTCCAAGCCCTACAGATAATAGTGTTTATTTTTTATTAGAGGGTGAA